AGGCATTATTTTAAATCCTCATTCTCCAAGATATTAATTCTGACCCATTCCTCACCATATTTTTTAAGGAATCTTTTAGCCATAGAACGTCTCGCTTTGTCTGACATAATTTTTAAATCAGATATTGGGACCGACTCACCACCTTTTTGAAGCATATCAAAGTCAGGTACAAATCTTCTCTTGTAGTCTGCAATCTGTGCTTCTAAAGAATCAACATACTCAGTCAGTTCTATAACTTCTTCCTCATGAGCTTTGACTTGTTTTAACAACTTAATATTTTTCTTGTTTAACTTCTCAACTGTTTCCGTCAGTGTTACATTATCCTTCAGCTTCATTTATTTTTCCTCCTTTTTGATCTAAATCCGTATTTCTTATTCCATCTTTTATTACTTATCGTCTTCATATTTTTTATACTCCTCTATTAATTTTTCTGATGGATGCCACACGTCAACCGCTGCATGACAATTAGGACATGATAAATTACTAACTATATCATAGTCCTCATCATCTTCGGTATCGTGATCTCCACCCCATATTAATTCAGTGTTACAGTGCCAACAGTTCAAACCTCTAACTCCTTTGCTACTCTGTACTCTGTTAAATCAACTATATTACTGTCTGAGTAATGATCTATTACTTCTTGTATCTTAGGTAGTTTTGTATGAGCAAAAGGCCAAAGCATACAACACACACGATAAGCATCACGAAATGTACAACGCCATCTATATTGTTTAAGGTAAGGTGTACCATCAACTCTGTTTCCTTTTACTTTCTTAGGTGTAAGTGTACCTACACCCAATACTTCATGGACCCAAACTAAAACAGATTTATCTGTCATCGTAATTTCCATACTGATACGCATAGAATTAGATAGTCTGTATCCAGGTTTACCTTTGTGTTTTTTCTTTTTTTCAATACCACGTCTTATGTGTATTGAACCTTCACCATCAAACAAACCTGCAATGTATGCGCAATCAATTTCAGATATCATTGTAAAGAATTCTTTTTAAAATCTTGAACATTTAAATAATTTTCTAGTTCTGCAATTTTAGAAGCTTGTTGTTTTACTTTCCCTTGCAACACACTTCTATGTATTTGAAGTTCTGAAATTACTTTTTGTAGCTCCTCGACACTCGCCTCTCGCTTCGGTATCTCGCCTTGAGATTCACAGTAACTACATTGATAAAAAGTCTCACCAGATAATACATACCCATTTCCATTGCATACGGGACATATTTCTCTATCTAAATTTGCCATTTAACTTCTCCACTTTCTCTTCGACTAATACTCTTACGACTTGTGCCCTAGACAATTTGGCATGCTTGGGAGCGAGATGTTTTGATAGTTTCGTTAATTTATTATAGCAGTCATGATCAATTGCTATACTTTTGTATTTGCTTATATCTGTCATTTGTTATATCCTTTCAAAGTTATTTCTGACATATAGGATTATATATTAAAATTACAACAGGAGTCAATGACTAAATTTATAATTGTATTACATTTATGTTCCATGATTACAGGACAATGTCCCTCTAGTCATTTTTCAGTAAAGAATGAATTTAAAACACACTATGATTGTGCATTAAATGGATATGCAGTTGCTCAACAGACTTATATGGAATTAAAAAAACTTGAAAATGTTGATGCAGACCACATTGAAAAAAATAGACTTGTTATCAAATTTGAATGTAGGGAAATAAAACTTCCAGATATTACTGTTCCACCAAGAAAACCTAAGCTACCCGCTTAATTCATTTTTCTTAGTTTTTTCATCAGCGTTTTTAAATTCGTAGATTCTTGTACCTTTTTCAACAATAGATTTAATTCCGTGACCAGACAAATCTATATCTACTCCATAACTCTTCCATGCTTTCTTAAGTATGTTAAGTTCAAGAACAAGTACGCCCCATTGTTTCTGAGTTGCGCCTGTTGCTTTTAATATTATCTTCTTCTCACTCATTTCTTTCTCCTTTTATAGTTAACCAGTCAGTTAATAAATGAATCCTGTCTATTTCAGAATTGTTTTTAACTTCATGTAGTTTTTCATTATTATTAATCTCAAATATCTCACCCTCTTTTATATTTTTATCCTCACCGCCTACAATAAATCTTACTTCATCATCAGATATAATAGCTAAATGAGTTCTTTTGACAAGATCAAAATAAGCATCTTGATTATCTACGTGAGGAGCAATGATAGACCTAGAAGGTAGATTAATTAACAACGCACTTGTAATAAAACCTTCACCGTATTTTTCTGTAAGTATTTGTGAAAGAGAATCTAACTCTGTTTTATAATTATCTGCTTCAGGCCAAAACTTTCTATTATCTTTTTCTAAATTTCTTTGATTATATTTATCCATTTCATTCCATATCAAAGGTATGGTCTTTGTATTCATATGGACCATATAATTTTTTTGTCTATAGTCGTATTTGTGCCAGTCTTCTTTTGTATATTTTAAGACTTTTTCTTTTAAACTATTGATATTATTGTATTTTTTTACAAAAATAAAATTTTCAGGTATGAGAGACAAACTATCCTTTTCCTTGTCCCTTGTATCTCGTCTGTTTTTTCTGACGTTTCTCGTGCTTATTTTTATTTTTCTTGTGCTGACGAGGTCCACGTTTTCTAGGCTTGTCACGTGTCTCGAATGATTTAAACTTCTTAGCCATTATTTAATATAATTATCTTTTATCCATTTCTTATCAGACTCATCTAATTTAAGATATCTGATTCTGCCATTGATATGTTGTTTTGTATCATGGCCACAGTTAGTACATCTATAAAATTCTGAAACAATTGCAACTAAAATTGTTTCTTCTAGACACTCTTCACAAGTGCCATGTACTGTATCTATTTTGCTAAATAATTTAGCTGATTTCTCATCTATTATACTCATATTATATCTTTCGCTTTTCCTATTATTGGTTTGTATTTTGTCTTACCTTCCGACTTAAATGCATGCATATATTGTTCACGTCTTCCTTCAGGTATCCAACTACAATGTATCCATCCGGAATTAGGTTCTCCTGGTGTGTAGAACTCAAGAATCAATTGATCTGTTTCAAGATTCATTTTAATCCAATCAGCAACTTCTGCATTGTCAACTCCAACACATTCGAAGTCTGCGGCCTCAGCTTTTGCATGCTGGCTGTCCCGACTTGAACCTATGGCATAGCAAAGGTCTTCTGAACGGAACCCTGATGTGACCTTAACTCTACCGAAATGGTCCCGGACGGGTTGTAAAATATTTTCACACAGTCCTTTTAATTTTTCTATTTGACCTGCATTTGGATTATTATTAATATCTTTACGAACAGCTGTGTCCGATTTAATTAATTCTAAAAGGGTGAAATTCCGTGAAAGATTCATTACTCCAATATTAACTTTTTTATGGACAAAGATCCATCTATATTTTTTTCAAGCTCGGCCATTTGTTTTAGACACTGGTACTTTACGTGCGATTTAGAATCACGTCTAGCTGTACGTGCCCCTTTAAGACATTCAGACATCGAAGGCTGGATACGTGCTTCTTTAATCTCTCCGTGTACAATCATAAGTAAGGCTACCACTAACTCTGTCATCAATGCGCTCCGTTACCGTTTGCTCTTACTTTATCTTTTAAATTTTCAACATCAACTAAAAGCTTCTCAGTTTGTTTTTGTATAAACTGTATGTTTACTTTGTTGTGCATCATGTCCTCGATTCTCGTTTCTATCTGCTCGACACTTTTATAAAGATCTTCCAATAAAAAATGTTGCTCCTGATCTGTAGGAACTTGTTCAGATTTTTTAAGTAAATCATTTTCAAATAATTCTCTTGATGTTTCTAACGATACTAATCTCGCAGTCAGCTCCGTATAAGCGAACACGCCCATTGCAACGAGCACGATCAGGCTAGCTACTGTCTTCATCGGCATCTGTACTCTAGCCTCTTCTCCGATATCCAAAGGTTTGTTACTCATTTTCGTATGTTATGTCCGTACTGTGATCTTTTTCTTTTTTGTAAGTTCGTTTGCAAGTACACTTTTCGCAGGTGCACACACCATATTCATCTGCGTGAAGATCATTATCTTCACCGCAATGACAAGGATGAAAACATGTCTTGCAACTGGTCATTTAACTAGACCAAACCCACTTTATAAATTTTTTCCAGGGCCAGCAAATTATATTCCAAACCCATTTTAAAGTTTTTTTAATCATTTTTTTTCTCCTCTATTTCATAGAAGAACTTATCCGTATCTTCTGTACGCCAAGCTCCGCTATCTTCTACGTTCCATTCATTAGTTTGCACTTTCCAATCGGGAGTATTATCTTTTACAGTAAAAGAAGGTAGGTCCCATATACATCTATTATTTGGTTGTGCTGCAAAATTACCATCATCTAAGGCAATTATGTGAGCGCACTTATGTTCGTGCGGAATCTCTGAATGATCAGTATCTAACATATTAACATCTGGATGAGCCCAGTCAATAGTAAATAAATAACGACCGTGATGCTTTTTTTTATCTTTACCGAAGTAATAACCTGAAGCTGCAGTTAAAATAGACCAACTAGTGACAGTAGGATAGTAAGAAAAACAATTCCAAAGCTCCAATTCATCAAGTCTTCTTGTGGGCACTCCGGATGGTTCAAATCCCTTTTGAATAAACGCGCTAATTGGCAGGCGATAAAATATTGCACCGTTACCCATAAGAGCGTGGAATAGTATAGCACGGCCCCCCATACTAGTAATGCCAAAGATAATACACTCTTCAACTTCTCCATGATGTTTTTTAAGATCATATAAATACTCTTTTCTAATTTGTGCATAAACTGTTGGTATGTTTGCGTTTAGATAAGCCATAATTACTCCTCATTTTACATCGCCCCAAGTAGGACCTTTTTCATAATCAACTTTATTTTTGACAGAAAGTTTAACTGCATCTTGCATAATTGCAATGATTTTTTGAGCCTGATGCTCTGATTCAACAGATATATCAAGTTCATCGTGTACTTGTATATGCGGTGTAATACCTTCGTTATATAAATCTAGCATAGCTTGTTTGGTCATATCTGCCGCAGAACCCTGTATTAATTTATTTAAAGCTTTGTATGTATAGGCTCTTCTAATTCTATCTTCACCATATTTTCCCTTAGCTTCTTCATAAGTCATAGGTGCTCTCAACTCACCTGGAGCAAACCTTGCCTCTTCCCATTTATCAAATCTACATACTCTACCTGCAATTGTTTGAATCTCTCCGTCTCTTTGTGAGTCTCTCATTGTAGCATCCATCAAACCTTTTACAAAAGGTACACTGTCGTGATAATTATTAAAAAGTTTATCAGCATCTTCTTTGTTTTCTAAATCCAAAGACTGTTGAAGTTTTGCTTTACCCATTCCATAAAACAAACCTAAGTTAATAGTCTTAGCTTCTTTTCTTTTTATGTTTGCAAGTTTAGCTACCATTCCATGAAAGTCCATTTTAGGATCTCTATTAAACTTAGAAACCATTTCAGTTACAGACTCAGAATTTTTTAAGATAGGGTGTTCTGCTGCATAGTGTAAAACTAATCTAGGTTCTTGTTGTGAGTAATCAAAACAACCCCAATCACAACCTTGCTCTGGTATAAATAGTCCACGAATTGCAGGACCTAATAAATTGTTTCTTGCAGGTATTTGTTGTAAGTTTGGATTAGAATATGAGAAACGTCCGGTTACAGTCCCACCTGCATCTGATCTTAACTGATTTATGTCAGCATGAATACGTCCATTGTGTTCATGTTTTAATATTGTATCTATAAATGTTGTATGCGCTTTGTTTAATTCTCTAGCTTCTGCAATGTTTTTTATTACTGGATTTTCATGATTTTCTAGTGTAGCTTTTGTAAATGATGGCATCTTACTTTTCGCAGTTTTGGAATAAGGTAGTCCAAGGTTGTCAAATACTTTGGCGATCGATCTTGCTGCCCATATTTGTACTTCTACTCCTGTTACTTGTTTCACTTTTGCAAGGCATAGCCCTTCTCTTTTCTCTAGCACATGTTTCAGTTGAATCGCTTTATCGACGTCTACTCGAACGCCCTTAAATTTCATATCTACCAACATAGGAAATAAACTTGTCTCCAAGTTAAATATCCTTTGTAAGTTTTGATCTCTTATCTGACCTGAAAATTTTTTAAATAATTGTAAAGTTAGTTCAGCATCTGCTTCAGCGTATGCTCCAACCATTGATGCAGGAAGTTTATACATTTCAGACTTTGCATCTATGCCAGCTTTGTCTGCTGCATCTTGTAAGGCTTTTTCATTCTTAACTTTACCTAACTCTATAAAAGATAATGAATTCAATGAGTAATACAACCTGTTTTCATCTAATACAGCTGCCATCATCATTGTATCTACAATGATTCCATTTATCTTTACACCATATGCTTTTAACCAACATACGTCATACATTGCATTATGAAATATTTTAGGACAAGGTAATGCACAAATACTTTTTACCCATTTCATTACAGATTCTTTTGCAAAAAAATTACCTTGCTCATGACCAAAAGAATAATATCCAGACCAACCATCTACTGCAACAGCTACTCCAATTATTTCTCCATCACCTCTTACAGAACCTGAACCCATTTTCTTTAGGTTTGGATCTCTTGTCTCTAAGTCAATTGCTATGTATTTATAACTACTTAAATCTTTAAACTCGTCCGGTGAATTCCACATCTCTTCGTTAAATAAATTCTCCATAATCCCTTTCTAGAATCATTTCTAAATAATGTATAGCCTTCTTAATATCGTATTGTTTACCTTTCTTAGAATGTCTACAGATATATTTTATAGCGTTGCCTTCTGCAAAAAGCAACTTGTTTTGGTTTACAAACTCTGCTGGTTGAATCTTAAAGTCTTGATAATGATTCCCCTGAACTTGTTTATCTAATGATTTATATGACATACCCCGTACCCTCCTCTGATTGTAGTAAATAAAGTTTTTGTTTAGCTCTGGTAACTCCAACAAAAAATAATCTATGTTCATTGTCTGGTGACTTTTCAAACTCACCTTCAATAAAATTACTTTGATA